TCCTGGAACGGGGTGGATGGTAAGTATGGCCCCTTGGTGGGCGGTCATCGGGACCTCAAATGGAATCCTTATTCCATGAGGCACTCCCAACGTGATCGCCGAGCGGTTCGCGCTTACTTTCAGAGGAAGGATGCTGGTGACCCGAATGATTACACTGATTATGTGTATCTTTCGATAGCCGGCCCTGAACCTGAATACCTCGCTTGGCCTCATTGGCTAGAGTGGAGTAATAATGATAAGTTAGATGTAATGTCTAAGCTTATCGAGCGCGTGAAATCTCATGATTTCAACTTAGCCGTCAATGTTGCCCAAGGAAGGCAGCTTGTCGACATGGTAGCCCTTAACCTCCGTAAGTTTGGACGGTCAATAACTGCTCTTAAGCGAGGTCGTTTCGACGTCGCTGCGAGGGAGTTGACCGGAGCCTCACCTAAGAAAAATTCGCAACTAAAAGTTACGGATATTTCGGGGCGTTGGCTTGAGCTACAATACGGGTGGTTGCCCGCGCTGAGTGACACCTTCGAAGCCGCTAAGGCCTTTGAGGCGATCTCCAACGGGCCCCGTAAACGCACCTTCTCTGCCGCTAAGAAGCGTGGAGTATCCAAGGATGGCCTCACCGATAATGGTGTGGTCACTTGGTGGTGGAGCACTCTCGGAAACTACCGCATCAAGTTTGAACTTGCTGAGGAAATGTCCGTGAACCGACAGTTGGGTCTTTTAGACCCGCTGTCTGTAGCCTGGGAAGTTGTTCCTTATTCGTTTGTGGTCGACTGGTTCCTGCCGATAGGTCAATACCTGTCGGTTTTGAGCCAAATACCATTCATGAAAGGACGATTTCTGATAACAGAGCGTAGAAGTCGGACTGGGCCTTCAATGGCCTGGTCTAACCCTCACGAGCCCTTTGTTGTTGGTCAGATCAGTTTACCAAGTGACGACTACGGTACTTTTAAAAGTATCGAACGATCGTTCCATGATGAACTGGCTGTTCCGTTGCCCAACTTTGTCGATGGGTTGACGGGCAGTCCGAAAAGGATCGCCAACGCTATAGCTTTAGCTCATCAAGCGTTTGCCCGCCCTTCGGGCGGGTTCACATCCAGAGGCGGAAGCCTCTAGTTCTCTTACTCACACCTGTGGTAGCAGAACCTACCATCAAGCATGCTGCTTGATAAAATGAGTCTATCATGACTGCAATGGCCAACATCCTTTTGAAGGATGATGCGGCAACACCCGTGGAGACGACGTTCTCCCCCGTCACCGACACTCCCCGCCCTTTGTGGCGCGGGACGACCGCTGGCATACCCTTTGATGGGCAGCCGACGATCGAGGTGATGGCCAATGAGCGCCAAAAGAATGGCGACTATCGGCGTGTGTTGAAAGTGAA